TTACTGACTGCCGCTCTGATCTTCTCGAAATTGTACGGTTCGAGAGTACCGTCTTTCTTAATGACGTTCATGTAATATCACCTCACCTTTCTCGATTGTCTGTTGTACGTCAATTACTCGCTGGTTCGTACTTCCAGCCCACGGATAATTTACGTCTTTGAGTTCCTCAACGAATTTACCATCTACGAGAACGTCTACGTACTTCATAATCGCCATCATGCGTTTATCCTGTTCGATCTGTTCCCATGTGTACCCGGTGTAAATCCAAATTGTTTTATTATGGAACTTCTCTTTAATATCCTTGCAAAGAAGAAATACCGTACCTTTGTTGGTAGCGAATAGAGGGTCTCCACCGCTGAATGTGATCCCTGTAATGTGCTTCTTATTCAGCTCCCGGTAAATCTCTTTGCGTTCTCTGATACCGAACTTGAGACCATCGTTAGCGTCCCATGTGATAGGGTTCTGACAGCCTTTACAGTGATGTTCACAGCCAGCCAACCATAGAACTACACGTAAACCATCGCCATTGTTCATATCGTCTTTGGTAATGTTGTGGTAGTTCATATATTGACCGCCTTTCCTCCCAACTCGATATACTTGTTCATATACCAGTCGGCTTTCTTCATGTCTTCCTCGCCATTCTTGAAAACAGCTCTCTTGCGGTACTTCCACACATTAAGTAAGCAGAAGTGCTTTGTAGCTGTCTTACCGAAAATAGCGACCATTTCGTCTATACACTCCATGCCACCGTCTTGACAGTAATGCGATGGGTGTGATACGTTATCAAATTCTTTACTCATATTTCCAAATATAACCTCCAGCTGTTTTTGCTCTTGTATTCCCACGAGCAACCCCGGAGAGGTTAGCTCTATTGATTCCAGTCACTCGACTAGCTTCGCTCGCTGACTTAAATCTATTCACAACATGATTGTTCAAATCATACTGAACGATTGCTTTATCCCCATCACTTGTATGAAGACCTGTCTCTCTTGCGTGAAACTGATTCTCTTTAGCTGTACACCACTCAAGGTTACTCAATGAGAAGTTCAACTTGTTTCCGTCTATGTGGTTTATTTCGGGCTTATTCTGTGGGTTAGGAATAAAAGCAGTAGCAACAATTCGATGAACTGTTTTCATGTACTGTTTACCTTCACACCACAGAGGAACTACTGGATAACCTCGTTTCCCAACATACGGTTTAATTGTTCTACCTGTACGCTTGTTTCTGATTACACCCGAGTTAGAAACCTCATATTGTGGAAAATCTTTTATTCCTACCCACATAAGACCCTCCTTAACCTAAAAGGCTATCAAGGTCTAAACCGCCTTTAGCTGGTGCACTCTGCTGAACAGGTGCGGCGGCAGTAGCAGTAGGTGTAGGAGCGGAAGCCTTAACCCCGTCACGACCCATGTTAAGAGCACGAGCGGTAGGTTCTGTGTCGAAACCGTCTGCCGGGGACTTGTCACCCAAGTTTGCGAAGGTAACAGTCTTCGTAGGATCATTCTTGTTAGGCTGTTTCGTGTGAGTAACCTCTGCACGAATGTAGTGGTCGATAAGCTCCTCAATATCAATATCCTCACGAGAGAAATCGTTGAGAGCTGTCTTTGCGAAATAACTGAAAGCATTAAGAGCTTTTTCGTTATATTCATCATCGGAGTTCTTGATTGAGAATTTCTCTTGATGTGTCAGACCACTTGCTGTCACGAGCTTGACTACGATACGTCCAAACTCCTCGTCATAGGTTGCGTCATAGATACGGAAAACGTATTCTCCCTCCGGGATAACTACAAATCCGCTAGTCATAGGTATTCTTGCCATTGTTAAAATCCTCCTTAATTTTTAATTGCACTTACCGTCATACGGTAAGAAGTTTCCTGTGTAGTAGTGCTGTACTTATCGAAGATACCGTCAGCCTTGAGAGCTTCCTCATTGACCTTCGTAACGTCCTTTGTGGTACGTGCGAGAGACCATGTGTACTTGCTTCCCTTGACTTCGACCTTCTTATCACCGTCACGGAACTGCTTCGTAGCGTGTTCCTTGATGATTTCATTGATCTTCTTGAGACGCTTTTCCTTATCAGCGATAGTGGCTGATACAGCGTCAATGTCGCTCTTGAGACCTTCCGCTTCTGCAATCAGAGCTTCAATGTCTGTCTCGGGTGCGAGAGTGTTGGTACGGAGTGCCGCAAGGATTTCAGCGTCCTCCTTTTCATCGAAGACAGGGGAGATACCAGTGTCTACGTGTTCAGCCCACCATTTCTCAACCTGTGCCACCTTATCAGCGAAATCCGGGTATCTCTCGGAAACCTTGAAATCCTTTACGATGGTGTTCTTAATGCTAGGCACATAAGCGTCCGGGTTCTCGTAGTCCTTTCCCTCAAGGAAGGAAGCGACCATGTAGACTTGATCCACACCGAGCAACCAAGCGTAGAGAGCCGCCTGTAATGCGTAATACTCGGGAATATCGTCTTTCCAGTCTTCGATACGCATTGTGGTCTTCATTTCCAGTACAGCGTCAACTTTTCCGTCTTCATCGGTAGAGAGGTAGTCCCACATTCCACCGAGGTGAGGATTCTCCGGGAAGAAATCTCCCCATGTCTTATTGAAGTAGTCAGCACCGTAACGGTCAGTAGGAGAAATCAAATCCATACCGTAGGACTTCTTCATGTAAGCCGCCTGTTTAGGTTCGATGGTCTTACCAGCGATGGTGTAGATTGTGTCCTCGAACGGAAGCTCGAATGTCTTGGTGATTGCACACCACATTTCAAACGGAGTGCTCCATACGTTTGAACCGAGGATAGAAGCGAAGCGAGTACCTGTGACCTTCTTTATCTTCTTCGGAGGAGCAACCTGTAACTGATTGCTCTCCAACCACTTAATATCAGCCATTATGCCTGTCCTCCTTCCAGCATTTCAGATATACGATTGATAAGTGTCTCACAATCGGACTTGCTGATTACTGTAAAGCCCTGTGTCTCGACAGCGATCTTTGCGATCATTTCCTCCTTGCTAGGGTCTTTGTCCTTGAGCTTCTTGAGAACTGCTTTCAGACCTTTAATCTGTAAAGTGGAAGCGTTCTCTGCCGGGGCTGTAAGCTCCTGTTTTACTTCCTGTCTCTGCTCGGGAGTAGCTGGTGCTTTCTTCGGAGCTTCGGCTGGTGTGTCGTTGGTGATCTGCGGCTCGATTTCGTCATTCTCTACAATATCCATAGCGATCATGTACAGATAACGTCTCATGTAGGTGATAGAAGAACCGAGAGCTTGCATTTCGTTTGTTACCTGTTTGCCAGCGTTGCTCACGATAGGAGCGATCTGATTGAACGGAGCTTCAAACTCGATTGTTTCCTCGGGAGCGTCACAGTTTACGATTGTCATGTAAGCTGTTTCGTTGGTGAACTTATCAATAGCGATAAGACCAAGCTCCTTGAAAATCTTTGTTACTGACGGAACAATGTCTGTAAGCTCGAAATACTTAAAGCCTACGTTCATGTTCTTTCCCGACTTCTCAACACCATCGTTGAGGAACTGTGATCTAGCTTCAATGAGCTTCTGATACACGTTCATAGGTTCTTTGGTTGTTTTGGTTGCTGTTGCCATGTCTTTTTTCCTCCTAGATTTTTTCTCGGGTTTTATACCCATAAAGTCATTTACACGTTTACGTGCCATTTCGATGTAGAAATTCTTATCCACATCAGCGATTGTCAACTGATTATCGTTGTCGATAATACAGTGTTCCGGGAGCGATTCAATTTTAGCGGTGGTATCGTCCTCCGCTTTCACCTTGAACAGCTTTCCGTATCTTGTGTCTGCTGTTGCATAAACACGATTCACTTTCTGTACCTGTTCTTTTCTATCGCCTACAACGTGATACGCTTCTTTATACTTCGCACCAGCTTTGGCGATGATCTGAAACTGGAATATGTCATTACAATTCTCGATTGTCTCCTCGACAGGAGTACCATTCACGAAGTATTCCTTGAGAGCAGTAGCCACAATGCAACATGAATTATTGATATTGAAAGCACCGACAGTAGATATACCCTTAACGAGATAACCGCCTTTTGCTTTGGCTTTTCCTCCCTCTTGAATTTCAACGTAATTGTTCACGTCCTTTTGAGCGATCTTGATAACCGAATCTGTCTCGAGCTCAAACCCGGTGCGGCTCTGCCATTCATCGCAAATCTCGTCAAGCTGTGAGAGATATTCCTTGCGGCATTGAACCATGATACCGTCTGTGTTGAGCTGTACGATTTTCAGCCCCGGTATGTCTTGATAACAGTGTCGAGCGAGCTCCAATAAGTAGAGCTGACCGCTGATACATACCGAACGTCCCATGAGAGGGTCGTACAGGTCGTTGTATTGATTCAGAAGACAACCGTATGTAGTGTTACATACCAGCTTCAAAGCGTTTGCTGTGGCTATATCACCAGCGGCTTTCGCTTTCATACGACTTTCAAGTACGTTCTCATACACCTGTGGTGAAGGAATGTTGCGGCTCGTATAACCGTTTATGGTACATAAGTGAGGGTAGTAGCTTCCAACGTCTTTATTACGGATTGCTTCTTCCGGGTCTTCCTGTTCGCTCCAAAAGTAGTTAGGGATTGCTCCGTGAATACCTCCGAAGCCAATCGTTACAGGACATTCGCCCACGCTGATTTCCAGCTTCGATTTGAAGTATTCTGCGTCTGATATATTCGGGTCGTACATTCTGTCGAAGAAATCAAATACCTCCTGTGGAATGTACTCACGTCTCAAGTTATCCGGGTAAACGTACTGTCTTTCATCATCATGCTTTTGTGCTGTGGCTTTCAGCATAGCGGCAGTCAATTTACCGTTCGTCATAGCCATAGCTTTTGTGTCTGTAAGTCCAGCCATTCGACCTAGATTGATCTTGTTCTTGAGATAATCTTTACGAATATCCGTCAGCTTCTCGGTAGCGTCTACATCGTGCTTACAGTAGAAGATTGTCTGATCGAGCTCCTCCTGTGTAAGAGGTCTGTCAAGATTGAAGTCAACCTCTGTCTCCTGTATGCTGATACCCATGTGACCTTCGATTGCTTTCAGAGATAAACCCTCTTGCGTATCGTCCCTTATATCCACGTTATTGAAGGAGAAGTAGAACCCATTCAGTAGAGGGTACTGCCAGCCTTGATTACCGTTGATAATGTAATCGTTGAGCTGTTTTAGCTCCTGTGGAGAGAAGTCAGCACATATACCTTTAATGATGTACTGGTCGTAGTGCTTTGAGTTGAATCCGATGTAAATAGCGTCTTCGCTTATGCAACTTCGCAGAGCTTCGTTGTCGTTATGAACGACTGTGAATATCCCGGTCTCTTTATCCTTGAATACTACGATCCAGTCGTGGGAGAAGACCTCACAGTCATAAGTGACTATCTTCATAACTAACTCCCTTCCACGAAGTGACAACCGTTCTTTCGATAGGTCGTACATCGTTTTTTGTACGCTTTTACACACCAGCCGATGTTATCCACGAAGTCATAAGCAATCGGTTCGGCTTTTCCTTCACAGGTTCGAGCAATTCTGCCTATCGACTGGGTAATTACTGCATAATCTTTTTGAGGTGTTGTCATGTACAAGCGTTCCAGTCTAGGAACGTCCAGCCCTTCTTTGGCTAGAGAGTATGTGGCAAAGAGGAAATCTTTTCTGCCGCTCCTCATATCCTCGAGAGCTTCTTCTCTGACTTCACCTTTGGTCTTACCGTCAATATAAACAGCTCGTCTTCTCAAATCTTCCGGGAGCATATTCATAAGCTCCTGTAAATGATTTGTTCTGTCTGATAGAATTAGTGAAGGTCTGTTCTGCTCAACTACTTCGTTGACTATCAACCTGTTACGGTCTCTGTCTTCGGTGAGATAGTTAATGAGCTTCGCAAAATTCAATGTACCGTCCGTGTTCTGACAGGCTCTTGAGACAACCGTCTGTGTGCCTACCGGGAAGATACCAACCCTCATAATTTTATCTGCGACTGCTTCTTCCGGGACGATGTGAGCAACCTTACCGAGTAGGGAATAGGTAGCCTGTATCATTCCGTCAGCTCTGTGAACTGTGGCTGACAATCCGTACTTGTGGCGAGCCGCCAAACTGTTTAATACCTTGCTGAACTGTGTAACCGCTGTCGGTGATCCAGCTACTCTGTGACATTCGTCAACGATAATGCAATCCCAACGGTATCTATATAGAGATAAGTCCAGCTTCGAGAGCGTCTGTACTGTGGCGAAGGTTATTCCCTCACCGATGTTGACCTTGCCCTCTGTAATTGTTCCTATGAGACGTTTGTCGATGTATCTCTCGAAACGCTCTTTACTCTGATTGAGCAAATCTTTTGTATGAGTAACCCATAGAGTGTTACACCCGAGCTTACTCGCAATACCTACACCGATCTGCGTTTTACCGCTTCCAGCCGGGGCTTGTAGTATTCCGTAATGAGCTTTCACCATAGCTTCGGTTGCTTCCTCTTGATAATCGTAGAGAGGTATCTCTGCTTTGAAATCGACCTTTTGTCTAGCTCCGAAGTCTGCCACGACCTCTGTGTCATGCTTCAATGGAAGAAGCTCTAAAACTCCGAATGGAACTAACAGCCTGTCTCCGTCCTGTTCATACAGGTATAGGTCTTTCGGTGTATTACCAGTCCAAAATCCCATACGAGCTTTCTTGGTGTATTCCGGGTTACTGATTTTTAATTCCTTCTTGACCCAGCTCACAACTTCCTGTGTAGGGTCTGTGATGGTGAGTTTGTTTGATACGATTACTTGCACTTTTTCACCCACCTCTCGAAAATAGTTCCGTACTCTCTAATATCATCGAGATTGAGAGTGGCTTTCTCGTGAGATAAGGCTATCATCGTGAAGTGAGGTATCATGTAAACCTCATTCTCTACCTTGAGTGCGAACCAACCTTCACCGTTGCCGCTGTCTTTCCACAACCTCATAGCAAGGTGCTGATTCTCCTCGATCCTTGATAGTGGGAACGTGTTGTTGGTACATTCCTTACAGTCAATGAGCCATGCTTTTTTGTTCTTCACTGCGATAACGTCTGCTGGTTGCCCGGACTTGTTTTGAGCCAAGTTGTGCACCCAAAAGTTCAACATGAACATCATTTCGCAGAACTCATTCTCGAAGGTGTTTCCCAGCTTCTTATTGTTAGTAGCCATGTACTCTCAACACCTCCTCAACGTCCTGTGATACGTCCTCATCGTCTATGTAGCTCGATAATTCTCGTATGCACTCCGACAACTGCTCGATTTGATTCTGATAGTAGTTAGCCGAATCCATTCCCATGTGCTTATCTATCAAGTCCTCGAAGTCCTTCGGTGATAGGATTGTTTCGGGTCTGCCATTACTCATTGTCAGCATTTGTTGCATTTCGTAGCACCTCCTCGTATTCTTCATACAAATTCAAAACAGTGCGAGAATACGAAGTGTTTGAGATACCATTTTTCCATGCCTTACGAGCTCCATAATCGCCCATGTTGTATGCCATCAGAGCCTTTCCGTAATCACCGTACTTTTCAATGTACTGGGAGATTATCTTCACACCGCAGAACACATTCTGATAAGGGTTGAGCATATCTGCCGCCCTGTATGATTCCTCCAACATTTCGTGATTACAGCTATTGATTTGCATAAGACCGTAATCGTCAGTGTCGCTCACTTCTTCCGGGTTAAACATTGATTCATGCTCAATCATCGCCATAACCAATGTCACAGGAACTTCTTCGTCAGCACAAATTTCGTATATGTACTTTTGAAGGTTGTGAGAGAGCGGAACATCGAAGTAGTACACCTCTGTGTCTGCTGGTAGCTCGTCCTTCTGATAAGCTGGAACTTCGATTGTCTCGATAACTGTTTCCGTCTTTGGTTCTGCTGTCTTTGTGCCTACGAGGATTCCCCCGGCGAATCCAATCAGTACCAGTACGGTGAACAGGATCGCAACTTCGATTCTTGCAATAGTAAGTCTGTTTAGTTTTCTTTTTGTTTCTCTACGCACAGTAGCCATTTGTTAAACTCCTCCTCATTTTTTTGGGTCTTCATAAAACTTCGTTATGATACCCACCAGTGGTCTTGCGAGGTCGTTCACCTGTTCGTCAGACAGATTCATTCTCTTTTTCAGTGAGAATTTTCTCGCACTCTGCGAGAATCTGCTTTGCTTTCGGGTAGGTGTAAACCCCTCGTAAGATTGAGCACATCATAGGCGGCTGAATCGCAATACCTCGCTGTTGCAACTCAAGGATCATATCAACCTGTGTCATACCCAACTTCGCCATTCTCGACTTGATTTCGCTCACGAATTTTTCCTCCTTTCGCTCTGATTTACAGAACCAACCTTGACGAAAAGCGGATTTTATGTTATTATTCTTATTACCAGTAAGACTATATAAAATCGCTTTTCTCCTCCGAAAAATAGAATTTCGAGAGGGGTCGGTTTCTTATTGCCAAATCTGATTTCAGATTTGATAGTGTTATTATAATTCTTATTATTAGAATTGTCAACACCCAAAATTTAAATTTCAGAATTAAATTTTAGAGGAGGTGTTTTTATGGATTTTAAGGTACATCATTACTACAAGTGTGCCGGGAGAAAGCGAGAGAAAAATTGCAATAAGAAGGTTGAGAAGAAAGAGTGGATAGAAAGAACCGTTGTTGAGTACACTGTAAAAGAGGTACTTACCGATGAAAATATAGAACTGATAGCAACAAAAGCTATGGAACTTATAAATAAGGAAATGGCTGATACTTCGCTTTTGGTTGGATTGCAAAGCCAGCTCAAGGAAACGAATAAGAAAATCAAGAACCTCATGTCAGCAATCGAACAGGGTATAATCACCCCTACCACGAAAGAACGTCTTGAGCAACTTGAGGAAAATCGTAGAGAACTAGAGGGTCAAATCGCACATGAGGAAATGAAAAAGCCGCTCCTGTCGAAAGAGCGGATCATGTTTTGGCTCGTTTCTTTCAAGAGCGGCGATATAAGAGATATTGAATATCAGCAACGAGTAATCGACACACTCGTCAATTCGGTCTACTTATATGATGAAGAGGACAAGGGACGAAAACTCGTGCTGACGTTCAACATTTCGGGGAGCAACACCCTCACAATCCAGTGTTCGGATATTGAGGGTTCTACTCCACCAAATAGTGCAAATCCGAACACCTTATTTTTCGTAAAGCACTGCTTCGGATTTGTTTATCATATAAAGGACGTGGGTTAAACTGCGTCCTTTTTCGGTGTCTCATAAGTCATGGCACGTTCGGAATCGGAGATACCGCTCGTAGTAGGGTCATTCACCACACCCATGATAGTGAGAGCAACAAACAGAGTGTTCACCACTTCAATGAGGTTGTTACCTACTTCGCCAAGATCGAGAGTGTAACCGAATACTGCCGCAACAGCCTGTACAAACAGGATCACTGCCGGGATAATAGACAACCAAAATGTCTTATTCTTGATACGTACTTTCCAGTTAATCTTCATAGCTTTTTCCTCCTTGTCTTAAAACAGCTTGTTTACTTCCGACTGAACAAGTTTCGGGTCATACCCAGCCTGTGTCAGTCTATTTACACGGTCAGTTCCATTTCCCCATGTAGACCAGCGAGGATCAGAGCAAGTACCGTTGTAAATTTCCTTTGCGATTTCTGCCGCAGATTTCTTCGTAGGTGTAGCGGTAGCGGCAGTTCCGCTCTTTGTAGTGATGAAAGCGTCAAATCCAGCGGCTTTCAGCTTCGCCATCTGTGCTTCCGCATTAGCCTTGTTCTTATAAGCTCCCACCTGTACCTTGTAAAGACCATCGACCTTTACCATGTAGGTATCAAATCCAGCGGCTTTTACTTTTGCGAGCTGTGCGTCAGCATTTGCTTTCACAGAGTAAGCACCTGTCTGAACTCTGTAAAGAACATCGCTCGTAGGAGCTTCCTCGGTAGCACCACTCAAACGCTTTGTAACCTGTGCGGCAAGATCACCCAGTCTGTTATACAGCCAGTCTCCCGGACAGCTCTTGTTTGCGAACCAGCGATGAACAGTGATAACCATTTCATCAGCTTTAGGTTCATAGGCAAGTGTCTTGTCCTTATCACCGAACCACAACAGCTTCTTTTTACCGTTACGCTTACAAATATCTACACAGAGGTTGATAAGAGAAGCGTACACCTTACCGTTCATAGCATAAGGAGCTGTTTTATCGGAAGCACATTCGATTGTGATAGCTCTCTGATCGTTTGAGCCACTGGAAGAACACCAGCTACGGTTTTTCTCCTCTACGCACAACGATACTCGACCATCTGTACCGATACCATAATTACAGCTCGCCTGTCTGTCTTTGCTGGTAAAACAGCCGCAAATGCTTTCTGCCGAAAGCTGTCCTACAACACAGTGCGGTGTGATACGGTCAATCGAATGGGTTCTCTCCCCGGAATGGTTAGGGCTCAATTTTGTGTAAGCCACCAATGGGCTATTTGAATATGCCGTATCGGAATCCTCCTTTTTATCGTATTTTCTTAAATCGTATTTCTCAATTACTGCCATCAAATTGTCAACGTATTTCAGAGACGTAGCGTACCCATCTGCTTTGATAAGCTCAAGATACGTTTTCGGGTCTGTAACCCCTTTGAGATTGGCGTAATTCTTAATATTGATGAAATCAAAATATCCGATTACACCGTTCTCCATGTCAGCAAACTTACACCATTTCATAGCGGAGCTAGTATAGCTTCCGTCCGGGTTCTGTTCGCTACCGACCTTGTGATAGATACCTATACAGGTCTTACAGCGTCCTTCCCGGTACTTCAAACCGAAGAAATTGTTTGCGTTTAGTGCAAGCTCTGACGTACCTTTTCCACTCTCCAATATCGCCTGTGCGATGATCGGAGAGTGTACTTCGATACTATAAGAAGGAGCATATCGTTGAACGTACATGGCAATCCGTTCAATGAAATCGCTCACGTCTTATCACTCCTTTTCTTCCTTGATCTCGTCTACCCTCTTATGTAGAGACTTGGTAGATTGCTCTACCACGACAATTCTTTCTCGAAGCTCCTGTACCTCGCTCTTAATATTACGAACATCGGCTTTGATCTCATTGATACCAGTGTTGATGCTCTCGAGCTTGACGATAACAGTAGTCATTTCTGCACTCTGTTTTTTATCGTCAGCCGAATTGTTTCTGCGAAGGTTAGTGAAACCTACGATACTCGCTACAATGAGGGATAGGATAGAGATAAGATAACCTAACTCTACTCCTGTCATGTTAATACTCCTCCCCTGTGATATATTCGTACTCCTCCTCGGAGATAATACCTTTTTCGACCCTTTCTCTAATCTGATCTTTTGTCAGCTTTTTAGGGTACAATCTCTTTAAGCTATCTACAAGTATTCTCATAACAATCCCTCCTCGATAAGTTGTTGTGTGTACTCGTCTACAGCGTCATTTCTCGCATTGATATAGAGAGTTGCTCTAGTATCAATTTCGAGAGTTCTGCCAGTAGTGAGCCAATCTTCCATGTTACCTTCGATGGTCTTACGCAGACCTTTTACATCATCGAGTATAAACGTATATTCGTCATACTCGAATCCTGTTCCGACAATCTCTCCATTGTCCGGGTCTGCTTCCTCGTAAGGAACGATGTTTTCACGAAGTTTCACTTCGACTTTGCCAACGATGGGCTCGTAAGGAACAATGTTAAGCACATCGGGCGATACATTTCCTCTTACTCTCATTTCTGACTACCTCCTCTAGCTTGTTGATGTTTACTGTTTCGTAATATTTCTTCCTCAAGCCGAATGAATCCGTGTGCTTGAGACAAGAACTTCTTGAAAGAAATCCAGCGGCTATCTTAAAGGGTACAGGTTTCCCCAACCTCTGCAATTTCTGAATGTGCCTACTTTGACGCATGAACGCTAACGCTCGTCTTTTCCGCACTGTAGTGTAGCCCCTCCCGAAACACCTACCTACAAAGTCAATCTTACGACCTTTCCCATACTGCTGTATTCTGAATAACTGATAATCTCCCTTAACTTTCAATCCGATGGTGTCTAGGTATTCCATAATAGCGTACATAGCTTTTCGCAATTTTCGCTTATTACTGTCTATCAGAACCATATCGTCTGCGTATCGAATATAAGTCCTTATACCTAGTTGTTGTTTTATCAGCATATCCAGCGGTTGTAGTAGGAACTCCGCAAACCACGGAGAGGTGTAATTTCCTATAGGCAATCCCGGGGAATGGGAATCTATAATTTTGTCAATGATTTGAAGTGCTTTCTCGTCCTTGAATTTTTCCCTAAAACGTGCTTTCAAAACATCATGTGAGATCGAAGGATAAAATTTCGTAATATCCAGCTTCACACAATACTTTGCGTGTTTCAAATCTCTGATAGTAGCTCTCTCCACACCTTTACAGGCTTTGTCTATACCTCGTCCCGGTATATTTGCACAACTCCAATAGTATGAGGATTTTTCTATTATCGGTTTGAGAATCTGAATCAACGCATGGTGAGCACATTGATCGGGATAGAAGGAAGGTATTTGTAATTCTCGCTTCTTATTCGACAAACCATCGGAAATGATTCTTTTCTTATAAGGAGTGAGAAAATTAAGCTCCTCCAATCGCTTCGACAAATCATTCGCATAGAAATCAATATTATCGAGGATTTCCTTTACCTCTTTCCTATCTCTTTTACCATGCGAAGCATTGTAAATAGCTGTCTTACAATTATCAAACGAGACTATTTTCTCGTATATGTAACCAATTCGTTTCATACTTTTGTTTCTTTCAGACGTTTCGACATAACTACTAGGTCTGACCCTCCAAACAATTTTTTACCAATGGGTAAGGCGATACAGTTTTATATATTGTGAAACTAAACAAAGGTAGGCGAGAGCCGATGTTCGTGTTCGTATTAGAGGAAGCATTGTTCAAATTGACCGTAAAGAGACCATCATTCGAGCCATTATTCCAATTACCGCCACGTTTGCAAACTCGCTTAACTGTTCGCCTATAAATATTTACAGGAATACTTTATCTCACGCTACTGTGGGGGAGAAATCCCCCACACCCCCTTAGGAGGGGTCATAAAGTAGGCGAGAGCCGACGCTCGCGCTCGTATCAGAGGAAGCAAAGCTCAAATAGACCGTAAAGAGACCAGCATACGAGCCATTCATCCAAACACCGCCACGTAGGCAAAACCGCCAACCTGTCGAACTCCAACAAGCGTCAGACTGATAAGTGCTTTCCGAACCAGTACCAGCGGCAGAAGGTAACATCGCCCACGGTACATTATTATCCATTCCCTCGGCTGTGATATAGGACTGCGACCAGTTTGTAGCACCTGTATATCCGAGCTTCGTGTAATAACTGCTCGTATCGTCAGCATAATGAGAAGGATCGGTACATACCCAGTATTCACCATTGTTGAAGTTAATACCGTCAACCCATTCCCAAATATTACCCCAAAATCCTTCGATACCTCTGTAAACTACATCAGTTTTTCCATCAGTACCACTAGGTCTTCCTGTAAGATTAGGAACGCTATCACAACCTCCTGTATTGATAGCGGCAGAGTTACTGTCACAATAACCTCTACCTACTTTTGCCTGTGCGTTATTGTCAGCAAACTCAACTAGATAGAGCATTTGTATAGCCGATTCCATAGCTTTATCAATAAGCCCCCAGCCTGTACCTTTTGCTTTCGCATTTGATCTCATTGTTGCTCTTGTCTGATTTACAGTAGGAGCGGCTTTAGATACAGACTTGTTGTTACTTGAAGTCTTATAAGCACCTACGTACTTTCCACTACCCGGGTGTTTTACAAATCCCTCTGTAGCCTTATCGGCAATACGAATATACTCAACACCGCTTTCAACATAACGCTGGAAATAAAACTCGGGAATTTTAACCATTACGTCACCTGTGGAAAGAGTTTCTCGCTTCATTTCAGACCACGGATAAAGGTTATCGAAATCACTTGCACCGCTTGTAGTGCCTACAGAAGCAGTAGCGGTTTTTCCGATACTTTCATCGGTTCTAGCCCATGCTGTAGAGCTAGAGCTTACTGTACGAGATATACCGTAGATTTTGACAAAAGAAAGCTCTACGCTTTCGCTCTGACCGTCTTCACTGATAGTAACAGAAGTTTGAACCTCGTCACCGTCTTTCTCAATCTTGATAGTCCACACACCAGCCTTGTGTACACTAAACTGATAGCTTCCTGTGTCTGTATCTGCTGTATATACAGTATCGCCACAACTACAAGTAAGTGTAGAACCAATAGGATATACAACATTGATTGTAGCTGTATAGTAGAAATACTCACCTGTATATTCTGTAGAAGCACCAGCTACGGAAATCTTCGATTCAGTGATCTCCGGGGTCGAATATCCGTTTACACTACCGTACTCTATGTGATAAGAATGTCCGATCTGTACAGTAAATGAAGCAACTCGATTACTCTTTGTAAGAGAAGCAGTCTGCGTATAAGAACTATCTGTTTCGTCCACACAAGTGATTGTAGCAATACCGAATCCGCTAGGATCATCAATGTTGATTGTTACTTTTACTGATTCTCCGTCTGCCGGGGAAGATTCAGACCTGTTGCTCATATCTGTAGCAAGATTGTAAATACCACTTGTGGAATATGGGAAAGCCGCAAAGTAGTATGTTACACCTTTCGAAAGACCTTCTACGATAAATGGAGTATTCTGATATGCTCCTAGATTTTTGTTATCAACCACCAAAGTTCCATCGTTAGGATTTGTAGGATAACCTTCTGTAGACATTCTAACCATCACACCACCTACAGAACACAACAGGTTTCCGACTGAATCGTAACTGTCTGCTGGTTCAAGGAACTTCAATCCCAAACTGCTTTTTGATACAGCGTAAGCAGTAAACGCTCTCATGTTGTTAGGTGCTGTTCCCAGCTTATTCATAAGCTGATCCACAACCCATTTTGCTTCGCTCCATGCCATGTTATGAAACCTCCTCTTTGATATTTGAACCGTCTGCACTGAAAGTAGTATTTTTTGTATGAATCAGAATATCGTTGTCATACAATTTCTCTGTGATACTACCGTCCGTATTGAATACTGTCTCTCTACGGAGAGTGCCGCTTGTCTCTGTGATATGCTTACCATCGGGACTGAATGAAATATCTTTAGCAACGAAACCTTCAACCTTTGTATTCAGTTCGTCAATTTCATTCTGTAACTTTGTTGCAACGTCCCCGGAGAGCTTATCTCTGATACTATCGAACCATACGTTAAACAACTGTGTCTGCAAGGCTTCGTACTCGTCCATTTCTGTACGGTAATCAGTCTTGATTGTTGCGATAGCAGAATCACCCTCGGCTTTGAGATCAGCGATGTAATCTTCAAAGCTCTTTGTATCAGCTTTCAAAATGTCTTCAAATAATACTTTTTGATTGCTGAAATAATTCTGAAACGCTTCGTACAAATCTGTACCGTTCTCTACCATCGACATGATAGTATTGAGAGCTTCATTCATTCGATTAGCTTCCATAGCACCGAAGAATGAATTTTCTTTGTTGCTATACTGCGTTACGTCTTGGAGTGAGATAGTACCATCATCGTTGTTCACGAGAATGTACTTTTTCAATCCGCTCCAAATTGCGTCAGTATAATTTGTAGGTAGCAAAGTCCAGCTCATTTATATACCTCCCTTCATTCCAAAATTGAACTGTAGTGTCCTTCGTCCCTCACTTTGGTTCGTGAGCCTATCGTAGAGATCGAGGATTGCACTTTCCAATCTGTTAAGTTCGGTAAATGTCATTGTATTACCATTATCAGTATAAGTAGGTGCTACACCATACGATCTCTTGATAGTATTGCTGTTGATAGTGTTAAGATTTTCTTCTAGCTTGTTTATTTCATCGGCATAGAAGAAATCGACAGGTGTACGATCTTCTCCTAATGAATGGATCGTAAACTCGTCATACATTTTCAAAGCAAGCTCACGGAGGTAAGATAGGTTATTCTTGATTCTGTTAAAATCAGTAGCGTTGAATCTGTCACCGACATACACACCGTCTACCATCTGTCCGAACCAATCTGTTTTAGGTGCTTCCCATGTCATATTTAACCTCCTATTCTCCGGGCAGTAACTTTACCCGAAAATGATTGTTTGAATCCAATAGTGTGACGGTAGATATTTACACGCATACCTTCGTAGAACTCATTCTCTTGATATACAATATCAGTAGCGTCAATCTCCGGGTTTCCTCTAGTATCGTACTCGTACTCTATACCAGCGGTATAGTAATCGGCTAACCATTCGCAGAGGTCTTTTGCCATCGTCATATCACTTATGAGAGGATTCTGCCACTTGATTGATTTACCTCTCACATTCAATGTTTTCTTCGCATACTTCTCAACGATTCTATAACGATAACCTTGTACCTCTAGTAAGAATGATCCTGTGACATTGAATTTTATAGTGACATAATAGTTACTCCATTCCACAACCTCTGCTTTACCTTCGACTTGATCCAATAAAGGTCTATAACCGTAAGAAGGGTCTCGAATGTAGTAGGTTTCTACATCACCAGCGGAAACTTCGACTTCCTCGTGTACAAGGTTTTCTTCTCTAGTTCCCGGTTGATATACATAACATGGAACTATAACCTCTTTCACAAGTTCCTGTTTGATTGCTTTAGGAGAGGAGGTCATATCCTTACGTGTCATGGTGAAGTCAGTAACCTCACTCAAGCTGAACTGATTCAATACGATTCTGTTCTGCGGCTTGTCTGTTTTTGTAAACTCAAGTTCCATCTTATCGAAATCGTCAAAGTCCTGTATAAGAACTGTAGTCTGCTCGATTTCATCAGAACCTACGATATATTCGTCCACCTTCGCTCCGTTGTTGAATGTACGGATAACAAACTCCGATGGTACACAGTGACCGAATACAAGTCTCAAGCCATGATACGCTCTGATTGCGTCAAAGTTAATTGTCACTATAGGGTTATTCTCAAAAGTGCAATCTTCCCTAGAAATAGAACTAGACACATAACCTGTATTCAAACGATTCACACCATCGGAAGGGAGGAAGTACATTCCACCATTTACGAGTGTATATCCTGTAGACAATGTAGCGTATTCTGATTTCTCGCTATCATTTACGATTGATTCTACATTCGAGAATGATGTTTCTCCGTTCGATGTAGCATGACCCTCGGGAGTGAAATTGGATTTTATTCTGATACTTCCGAATCTGCTCTGATCCAATACACATCGACAAGCGTTTGCGATGATCTGCAATCCCTCTTTATGCTTAACAATAGGCATAGGGTTGTTTGTGTACAAATTTTTCAATCTAGGGTCTAGGTAGTAGTCCTCGATACCAGCGTCAGTTAAAATCTCTTGAGCAAGTGAGTAATAACTTCTACCTTCCTTGCTATAAAGACCTCTCGAAAACTCTGAATCCATGTTACGGAAAATGTCTTGACAGCGGATAGTAGCTGTGTTATCGTCACTTTCCCATTCAGAACAGAGTAGGTGGTTTCCCTGTACCCATTCGATTTCGTCTGAATCCGGGAGCTGATAACCGTACATAATATCCATTTCCTGTCCTGTTTCCAAGTAGTTAATGGCTGACTTCGGGTTATCAACATTGAAGTAGTGATCGTAATTCTTTAACTGTACCGAGAAATCTATCTGCGGCACGTCTGCACCAATAGGTGATACATAGCTCTCGAGCTTTGAGTCCATAACGGAATCGTTGTAATACACCAAACCGTGACCGAATCGAATTGAATAAACCCTCAATCGAGACTGCGGATTCTTCATACGGTAGAAGATCAGCTTGATATACGTTGTGTTCTCGAATACTTCCTCTGTAGTCCACTTCGCCATGTCGTTATCTCTAAACTCAACCGTCTGACCTGTACTGCCGATTACATCAAAATCAACAGGGTAGTTCTCACCGAAGTTAATTGTCAAACCTCGGAAGTCAGTAGGTATCGTATTGAGACTTATTGTTATTTCGCATAGAGCTTCTGAAACTAGCTCTCTACTTATAAGACCTGTGTCGTGGAATTTCGTAGCGGAAGTACGTCTAGGGAGGAATAACATTGATCCGTCAACCCTAGTGAAATTCTCCTCAAGTGTTGCATAGATTGTACTGTCTCCATGCTCACCAAGTAGATTGCTTTTATCTGAATAATAGAGGAAATCTCCATCGTCAACTGTAGCTTTAGCTTGTGCTTCTTGATTGACAAGTCCGAAAGAGAGCATGATGAACGCTCTCTCTCGGAGAGGAGATTTCATGCTTTCTTTGTACGCTCGTGATACCTTCTGCATAAAATCCCTCCTTTACTCACCTGTATCTATAAGGTTCACTTTACAATCTCTGTAATGCGTAGGCTTTCCGTTCTTATCTACCCAGTAGGGTTCTCCTGTACGGTCTCCGCAGTACATTTTGATTGTCTTTCTACTGTTCGTAACCGGGTCAACGAAAGTGACGTAGAAGAAGAAATTACTCACTGCCTTGAGAATGGATTCCCACTGTTTGGCTGTGAGCCAAGCCCACTCCAAACCGTCAATCTTGTACTGGTCTCGACCAACTCTCTGACCTACGACAGCACCGTTAGCGTCACGTCCCGAGTTTACGATTGTTGTAACGATTACTTTCACCCCTCGCTTGCAAGGAGGTAACTCATAACCGTTGATCGCTATATATGCCATTTTGTTACCTCCTTACGTAGTAGCGAATTTATAACCGTTTGCATTTTGCTGTCTTTCAACAGCTTGTTTGATTTCTCTGTTTCCAATCTGTACGATTGTCTGCTCCTCTTTGTCTGCCTGTCTCTCTGTAGCTGTAACCATTCTAGTGATAGAAGGTTCTACGAAATCTTTATAGAAGTCTCTCATGTCGGCATACATCGAACCTTCGGAGCTTCTACGTGCCGCAGAGGAATCATCATATACTGTACGAGACAGTGCATTTGACGGATCATACGACATTGGAGTTGCGTAGTTTGCGTTGAGTACATCAGATTCAGTCAAGATTGTTCTGATAACTGCATTTGTGCAAGTGCTCAAGTGAGAGTTCAGTCTTCCGAAGTAACCTCCGAACTGATTCATGCCGCTTACGATTGAGCTGTACATGATTTGTCCTAACTGGAATCTGTTGAGTACCTCGGTAGTACCATTCACATGACCTACCATTTCCTCGCCATTCTCACCAGCTACAAACAGTGAACCGTGAGGTCTTGTAGTACCGTTAGCGTATTTCGGAATTGCGTTCCAAAATCTCTGACCGCTTATGATACCTCCACTTGCAAACATTTTCACTCCACCGTTAGCACCTACGATACCGCCATTCGACAAACCAAAGAATGATTTAATCGAGTTCCAACCGTCCTTAAACAGTGAAATACCTACCGATACCTTTGTTCCAATCCAACTAGATATAGAACTCCAACCGTCCTTATACAATGAAATTGCTACGGAGGAAGCTGTACCGATGAATTTTGAAATAGTAGTCCAGCCGCTCTTTACAAGACCTATCGCTTGATTGATTACTGGAAGGTTGCCAATCCAGCTCTTAACTGTAGTCCAACCTTCTTTCAATAACGATATTCCCTGTGACAATACAGGAATGTTACCGATCCAGTTCTTTACAGTAGTCCAGCCACTCTTTATTAAGCTAATAGCCTGTGAAAGAGTGGGAATGTTACCTATCCAGCCTTTTACTGTCTGCCAGCCTTTTTTCAATAGACTGATTGTTTGCGATAGAGTAGGAATGTTACCGATCCAGTTCTTTACAGTAGTCCACCCGGATTTCAATAAACTAATAGCTTGTGAAAGCACAGGAATATTTCCAATCCAGCCTTTTACTGTACTCCAACCTTCTTTGATAAGGGATATTCCCATTTCAATAGGATTTCCGTCTACTGCGTTTGCAATAGGATCAATGATATTTGTCTTAACCCATTCGGCAATCTTATTGAATGGAAGTAGAATACCTTCGAGTAAACCTTCTCCCAAAAACTTACCTACTTCGTCTCTAAACACTGTTGAAGGTGAGTGAATACCAAGTGCGTCTTTGAATCCTTGTACAAATCCGTCTATAAAATCCTTCACTGCTTTGACTGCTGTGTCCCAACCTTCTTTTATTCCGTCCCAAATTGCCTGTCCTACATCGACAAACCACTCTCCAATATCGGAAAGAGCTTCCGGGAGCGTCTCTGTGAAGAATGTCACGAAACCTTCCTTAACTGTATTGAAGAACTCGGGAATGGTTTCTGTGAAGAATGTAGGTAGCGTCTCTGTGAAGAATGTCTTGAAAGATTCCTTGACCTTTTTCCACACATCGGGAAGGGTCTGTGTGAAGAATTTTTTGAACGCTTCACAGATTTTCTTAACAGCTCCTCCGACCTTCTGACCTACGTCATATCCGAACTGTTTCCAGTCGAAATCCTTGATAGGCTGTATAGCCTTATTCCAACCTTCCTTAATCTTGCCCGGTAAATCTTTGAAGAATCCCGGTACAGTTTCAGTGAAGAATTTCTTAATTGTGCCGCCTACGTTACTTACCCAAACTTTCACATCGTCCCAGTTTTGATACAGATAGATACCGAGGTCTGTCAATGCACCTACGACTACACCGATCAATGCACCAACAGCAATACCTACTGGACCTCCCCAAGCACCTAGAGCCGCACCGATAGCACCAGCACCAGCACCAGTAAGGGTTGCTCCGAACTCAACTAGGAAACCATTAAGGAAATTCAAACCTTCCTTGATAGCAGAGTAGATACCTACTCCGAAAGCTGGAAGACCAGCGACAACAGCGGCAATACCACCGCCAAACAGAGCACCAGCTAAAGCAGTACCCATACCACCTTTAATAGCGGCAGAAGTTATACCAGCTTTCGCAAGAGCGGTAGCCGCACCCTTACCGATGAATGTTCCACCGATAGCGGTCAAAATCGCACCACCGATTGTCTCACCGAAATTCAGCTTATCTATACCGTCTTCGATAATGCTCTTGATACCAGTCCACTCGATTGTGAGACCAGTAATCGTGAGAACGATACCTGTCGTTATTGCAACTGTATTACCTAGACCGTTACCCATGAGTGTGTGCAACCAGTTCAAACCGTCAAGGAAGGATTTTGACAACTTCCATAATGCGAAACCAGCGGCTATTTCCCCTATGAGAATTAAGATTCTACCTAATTTCGTATGGAAAAATTCAGCCCATGTGTCTATATCATCAGTAAGTCCAGCCCATTCTTTGAACTTATTGACAAGCTCGTCAACTTTTGTAGTGATAGCGTCTCCGAGGAAGTCATACTCGGGAAGTTCGATACCCAAGTCACCAGCTCCCAAACCGAGACCACTTCCCAAACCGAGACCACTTCCCGAACCACTTGAACCATCGTCCGGGGAAATAATGTTCAACTCGTCAATGCCAGTCATGGCATTTTTCAGCTTCTTCGCCGCATTTGTAGCGTCATTCGTATTGTCCGTCAGATCACCCATAGCGTCACTACCCGAGCTGATACCCGAGCTGATACCCGAGTAATCTACTTCCGGGAGCTCAAATCCAACAAACTTACCGATAAGGTTGATTACCATACGAAGGACTTTCGCAAAAGCGATAAGATACGGAAGAACTGTGTTGAGTACAGGAATGAAAATATTACCGAAAGCACGAGCACACTGCGTTACCTGTGCGGATAAAATTCTCAACTGGTTAGCTGGTGCATTAAGCGTTCTCGCCATATCACCTTGAGCTACCGTAACCTGTGTCATAATTGCGTAATACCTTAACTGTGACTTTTCAGCCTGTGTCATAGCATTTACGCTTTTCTCGATACCCAAGTTCCATGCTTCCTGTTGCAATCTAGCCACCGACAGGTCGAAACCAAGTCTACGAAGCGGCTCAAGCTCACCCGAAATACCCGACTGTAATTTCTGCATTGAATCTTCAAAAGAAATATTGAAGAAAGAAGACAGGTCATAACCAAGCTGTGTAAGGTTCTTCGACATGAGATATGCCTTATCCTCTACAACACCAAATCCTTTAGTGATTGTCATAAACACACCTTGATAACGCATGAACTGACCGGGGTCAATACCCATGACTTCACCGACTGTCTCTGCATAACTTTTAGCTTCCTCGGCAAATTTACCCATAGAAGCTGTGAACAGGTTAATATTTTCGATGTAGCTGTTCGATTCCGTGATACAAGAAGCAATTAAATGTGACGCTCCTCGAATGACGTTGTATGCCATTCTCGCTTTAGCCCACAGATTCATGTAACCCTTTGACGCTGTATTGTTCGCTGTGTTGAGAGCGTTCGTAGCTGTCGTTGTCTGCCTTATCTGTGCTGGAAGCCTAGAGAAAGCATTACTGATTGTGTTGAGCTGTGTCGCAAGAGGTGAGAGAGCAGATACCAACTGCTGAATTTTAGCAGTGAATTGACTGATCGTTGTAGCGTCCAGTGCTTTTACTACCTCCGGGATTTTCTTTAACTGCGTCACGAATGAAGTGAGATTATTCTTGCCTAGATTACTCAACGGAGCAAGAGCAGAAGCCAAGTCACGGATATTACCGAAGCTCACACCGTCCAGTGAAGATACAGCACTTCCGATGTTTCTGATCTGATTGCTGATAGAGGACGATATTTTCAGATTTCCGATGTTCGATAACTTCTGCAAACTGTCAGCAAGTTTACTCAACTTTTGAGGAGAATCCCCACTCATGCCATTAAGGGCGGCATTGATATTGTTAAGTTGCGTAGCAACTGCATTAAGACCAACACCGCCCTTTACTGCACCTTTTAATTTCGACAAAGAAGCGGAAAGAGCGTCTATACCTTTTTCAGCCGAAGCCGAGCTCGACTGTACTTGCAATTCGAGTTGTTCGATTGTAGTGTTCGGCATTTATACTCACTTCCTTTCTTCAAACCTCTGATTGTTTTTAGCCATAAACGCTTCCATGAAACGTTTACCTTTGTCAGCCACAGCTTTTTCTTTGCGTGTCTTGGCTTCTTCCATTCCAGCTTGTGAGATAGGATATGGAGAATCTACGTAAGGCTGTGGTTTCGTTCCCTTCTTGGCGAAAGCATGAAGGATAGGAGACAATCGCATGATAGCGTCATAAATGTACATTCCCTGTAACCACGCTTCTTGATTGAATTTCTCTCGTCTCATTTCCTCGGCTTCCCGATAATACTTAACGAGCATACAATCCTTATCCCAGTATTGTTCTTCCGTCATGCCTATTGATAAGTAATAGGGGAACTTCGCATTGAAGACTTCCACAAACGAAACAGGGGGAGTAGAGCGATTCTCACGCTCGCTCCCCTCTGTTGTATAAGCGGATTCATCGTTAGGCAGTGAACCACTTACCAGCTCGCTACCCAGCTCACGTTTCCCTTTGATTCCTCGGGTTCTTCAACAAGTGCCATGATAGGCTCGTTGTACATTTCTGCCAGCTTGCCGATCAGCTCGTCCTTGTGTGTCATGTGAGAGAAAATCTCGTCAATGACTTCCTTCTTTTCAAATCTGTGGTGAGCGAGGAACGCTCCCTCGAAAAGTGCCGGGAGAGTAGACATAGGCTTGGTTTCAACCTCTGCCGCAACAAACCCTTTCTTTTCCATTTCCGAAACCGTTCTACGAGTGAACTCAAGAGTGTACTCTTTGTCCTTGTAAGTGAAATTTAACTGCTTTGCCATGAATTTTTACCTCCAATTTTCATTTGAAATCATCGTTAATAACACCGCCTGTCACGGTCAGCCCTCCGAAAAGAAACTGGGTTGAGTTTCACCTCTTAACAGTCTTTAGACTGTTTCGTCCATAGTGATAGGGGTAGAAGGAGCGATGGTAATAGTCATACCAACGACTTCGTTTACACCGCCACCAGCGGCGAATACGGACAACTGACCCTTGAACTTGAACTTACCGTCAGAACCAGTAGGAGTGACAGTATCGCCAGCTTCCGTACCTCCGAACCAAACTGCAAACTCCGTTTCCTTACCTTCAAGGGCTTTGAGTTTCTTGTAGTCTGCAAGGGTGTAGTTAGCACTGAACTCAAGTGCGTCAATGTTCTGAATACCCGGGATATAAGTCTGCATTTTGTCAGACAGAGTAGTGGTCTCCAACATTTCGGGAGCACCGCCCAAATCCGGGAAATCCTTAATGTCGATCAACTTCTCGTAAGCAGACGATGCTTTCTGCATGAGAAATACTTTGTAAGTGTTAATAGCCATAACTTATTACCTCCTGTAAATAGTGTTGTCTTTAGATACGATTGCTCTATATCTTGCTACCATACGGTATATCGTTGCGTCTTCCTCGTTAGGAACTGGATTCATCATGGTTCGTGTGAAGCCAAGTGCGGCGAGCTTACTGTCAATCAAACTCATAATCTCTCGACATTCAGATTTCTTTCCTGTCTTGAGGTTAGAGAAGACATTCACCTCGTATAGCACCTGTACATGATTCTCGATACATTCGTTTGTACGAGTGTTTCGATAAATCTGATTATCCACTTCCACCAAGTAAACACATGGAAAAGAGGAGGGAGACTTAACGTATTCGCCTGTCATAAAGATTTTAGGATATTTCTCACGTACCGCTTTTGACACGATACCGAATATCTCTTTTTCAACGTCAATCACCCGAACACCTCCTTTGCAATATCAGAAATTTCGTTACATACGGTGGTGATAGCCTTGCTCATAGGCATGGCGGCTGGTGTACCGTGAGTAAGGATAAGTTTTCCTGTCTCGTCCTTGTAACCCCACACTTTCTTCTTACCATTACCGTCTCCATATCCACCGATTACAAAGCCCAGCTCCGCACCACTCGGGTGAGGGGAAGTACCGGGCGAGCCATTGTAATAGACACCCGAACCAAACTCAATCCAAATTGCGTCTTCTCCACTTGCAATTACAACAGTAACCGAACCTCGGTTATCTACCGACACGTCTACTTGCGAGTGTAGGTCTACGACTGACCCTCCTTTAAGTACGATAGTGTCCGATACAGCCTGTGCGAATCCCGATTGAGATTCATCAGCTAATCGTTGAGCAACCTTCTCTCGGAGGAGATTAGTTTTCTGAATGATTTCTTGTTTGTACTGTTCGAGCTCTTTCAATGCTCGATCTATGTCCTGTTCGGATAACCCGAATGAGATTACTTTCTTACCCATCTACCTTCACCTTACTTATTGCAATCGAGACACTGTTCAAACTTCTTGCGACCTTCTTAACCACATAATCGTGTGGTGTGCTAGTAGCACCGTTTTCATCGAGAGTAGGTAGTGTATCGACCCAAAGTATCGTGTGTTCGTCAATAGGTGTTGCGGTGTTATCCATAACGACTACTTTGTCGTAGGATTCATTTTCACCGAACTGTCTCGCAGAGGTTTCACCCTTTGCCGCAGACACGTTAGCGAAGCACTCAATCGGATCACCGTGTATGACATTATGCTCCCCTGTGTCATTTCCGTATTCGTCCAGCACCGGGACTTCTTTCTCATAAAGAGCGTAGAAGAATTTCACCTTGTTTCGATTTAGGCATTTCATTTAATCACCCCCACATGAGGAGTGACAGGCTTCAACATGGAAGCTGGTACATCAGCATTTTCATACTGACGCTGAATACCGTTCTCTGTGTGTTGTAATTGTCCTTCCGCACCTCGCTTATTCAGCATATATGCGGCAATCTCAACCTGTAAGGTGTCATACTGTGCTGGAACTTCTGTGACAGTATTGTCATACGGATATGCTCTGTTAATGATCTTTCTGCCAGCGAGCTTCAAATAGGTGGATAACACTTCGTCAGTGTCAGAGCCACCGATCATAGCTCGCAGAGCAATCAGCTTTTCTTCTTCGGTCATGTTATCCACCTCCTTCATACTCTACTAGGCGATAGTGAACCAGCCTTTAGTTTTAGGGTTGATAGTAGGCTTTTCCTCGTCAGTGTAAGATACCTGTACGTAACCGTTACCAACCTTTGCGTAGTAAACCTTACCTTCGCTGATAGTGGTTTCAGTAGCGGCAGTAGCAGTACCCTTGTGAATCTTCACAGCCTTACGTTCGTCAGTCAGAGCAACGATATAATACTTACGAGAGTAAATATCGTTCTTTCTGTGATCTGCGTCACGTTCCTGTTCAACCTCTGTACCCTTCTTGTTGAACATAGTTACTGCTTCCTTCGTAGCAATAACAATGTCTCCCGGAGTAGCGTCCTTCTTGGTGTAAAGGTGAACACCACCAACAGTACCTACGTAACCGTTCTTTGCGAACGCTTCAACGTACTTGAGATCGTCCTTCAAGTTCTTACGAATGTCAGCCATATCAGCCGCACATACGAAAGCGAAGATGGAAACACCTTCAAGGTTTTCAAGGTTCATTAAGGACTGTGCGTCAACGAAAGCCGCAAAATCGAAAGCAGAAGTTACAACCACCTGTGTTGCTTTCTTGTATTCACCGTAAATATCACCATTTACAGTGTTGAACATATCAGTACCCATGTGGCGAACACCAACAGGTACAAGCATAGGATCGGTCATTTCCTGTTCATCGAAATACTCGAACTTGTTCTGTGCGAGTGCGATCTCGTACTCACGATCAGCGTAAGAAACTTCGATAGCCTTGCTGTTACCTTGACCCATCTTGAGCTTTTCAGTACCATCAGTAGCTCTGTATCTGTTGATTCTACGCTTCATACCAGCAGTACCCACAAGAGAGTTATCAACAGTTACGAACTGCTGTAAGTTCAAGTGGGAATTAAACTGATCTTCAATCTCGTTGGAGAGATAGAAATTGTCATAAATCTTATGTGCCATTGTTAATTACCTCCGTATAATTCTTTGTATTCCTCCGGGTGCTCCTGTGAATACGTATAACGCTCACTAGGGGACATACCACGGAGTTTTTCAAGTGTCATTGTCTTTGAATCTCCGTCACCTGTCGGTTTAGGTGTATCTTTAAGGGCTTCCGCACGAACCTTTTTCTCAACTGCTTCGAGGTGCTTCTTCTGATTAGCCATGACCTTTTCAAGATCACCTGTAACCATAGCTTCGGCTGTATCATCAGCCAGCTTTTCTTCGTACCCAAGAGCGAGCAATTTAGCCTTGTTCTTTGAAACCTCGGAATCATGTAAGAGCTTCTCGTACTTGGACTGCAACTCCTCACGTTCCTCCTGTTCCTTCTGCTTTGCGGCTTCATCATCAGTCATTTTCTCTTTCAACTGCTTCTTAACACCAGCAAGCTCGGAAGCTGTTTTATCGAACACGTCCTTTTTGACATATCCGCTATAATCGGGCTGAACGTCCTCGATTTCGTATGCTTCAAGTGCTTTGATTTTCTCCTCCGGGGTCATACCCTCGTAGCCTTCAATTTTGGTAATATCTACCTTTGCCATGCTTATTTCCTCCTTGTCTTTTAGCGTCTTCTGTGACTATGTTTGCGATTTTAGGTTTCTCTACCTTTTTGCGATTATTGTCTTCTCTGACATATATTCAAGAGGAGTAGCTTACTCCTCTGTAATATCTCCATTACCCGGGTCGTTGTTTTCACCACCGCCCGGTGTAGTTTTCTGTGCGAGCTCTGCCGCCTTTTGCTGTTGTTCCTCGTAATACTTCATGCTCATTGTGTAAGCAGATTCACTATCGGAGAACATACCGCTATGCTGGAACGCAAGCTGTGGGTGAATCTTCGGCTCTTGCAACATCGAGATAAGAACCTGTGACTTGCTCTGAATGGCTTCGTAATTTCTACGAGTGAACTTCATATCAATATCTTTGAGATAAAGATTCAAGTCTGAAAGCTCACGACAAATCTTGAGAACCAGTTTGAGCATTTTCTTCTCGGAACGTTTGAACACGTTCTCTGAATCCTTCGCCCTTGCTTCTGCGTCCGACCAACCATCACGGAGTAGAACAGCAGAACCAGTGTCAGAAGTAGAAGAACCACCATTACGGTTAGGCATACCGCAGATTGTGAGGATCGCACTGTAAATGTCTTCCTTCAATGTCTGCGATTGTGTCTGATTCAACTCACTTGTGACTACACCAACATCGGCTGTCTGACCGTCCACAGATTTTACTTTGATAGCACCCAGCTTCAAGAACTCCTCGTATTCCTCTTTGGTAATGTCGCAGTTAATGAATTTGATAAATGCCTGTATGATCTGTTCGATACCATCGAGACGGTTACTGTCGATGTTATTGATTGCGTCCAGTAGTGGAAGAACAATCTCGAAAGCTCCCAAGCGAGCGTTGTTTGCCGGGTACTCAAAAATAGGAATCATACCGAGAGCGTGTGGCTTCGATTTTTCTCTATTGATAAGTCCGTCCTCAATGAGATAGTAGTAATTCTCTGTGTAGATGGAGTATCGTGTAATACTGTCTTCATCAGTGCAATACTTAACAGCCATCAGCGGCTTGTTACCGATCTCATTTGAGTAAACAACGAATGTGTCTCGAGGATCGAGAGTGTACATTTCAAAAGGTGCTTCGTCTTCCTCACCCGGTTCGTCCGGGAGAACCAAACGGAAAGCAGTACCACAAATCATTTGCCACTCAACAAGCTCTTGATCCTGTGCGGATTTATCCTCCGCAAACATGAACTCATTCAGTGTTGTAATTGCGTTTACAACTTCCTCACCACCGTTGCGGCTTACGTACTGGATAGGTTCACCGCAGAGATAACCAACCTTGAAGGAAACAATCTCGTTTGCTCGGTTCTCAACAATCTTGTTACAGATTTCCGGGCGAGTGTCCTTAACCCTGTGACGGATAGGTTGATCTCCCTTGTAATATTTCCAAAGGTAGTCAATCTCGCTACGATTGAGAGCGTGTGTCTCGAGAGCACTTAATAGTACGTCCTGTACGTTGTCCTCTGTGATTGAGCTGACACTGGACTTGATAACACGTCTGCCACTCATTATCCTTGTTTCGCTCAATGCTTTTGTCTCGTCAATCTGATTTGCCACGATTTTCTACCTCCCTTCCGACAAAATAAAATGGGTGCATTACTGCTTCGAGAATAAAATCTCGTGCAATAATGCACCCATTTTTACATAATCTTTATTTTACGATACCATTTTAGCATAAAAACACGTAAATGTCAACAATACAATACGCAAATTACAACATTTTTGCACAATCCGTGTTAATATCAATCTTACCACGGTCTCGGAAATACCTCTACACGAGCTCCCGAAAGAGATTGTGCAAATTCAGCCAGCATAGCCATACCATCGGGAACATCATCGTGCTTATTCTTACCAGCAACGGTGTAGGAACACAACATTTCCATCATTCGTCCGTAATCGCTATTACGCTTATACATACTTTCATCGAGGAACAGACAGTGTTCTTTAACCCAAGCTGAATTGACGATGATCTTCGTTTCCTTGTTGGCTGTTGTGAACTTCGTTGTGATATGCGTAATGCCGCCCCTTGATTTCACGTCTTGCTGAATCTTCTCGGCAACCCTACGTCCAGCAGAGTTACTCTCGAAACGACAGGCATTTACTTTGTCTCGCACAAGGATTTCAGTCAGCCTAGCGTCAACCACGTTCGGAAGACCATTATCGCACACACAATCATTGATGTAGTAGTCCTCTCCATATACCCATGCCGCCGGGAGGAAAGCGTAGTCCTTTCCCTTATCCTTCGTATCGCACACACCGATGATAGCGTCCGGGGCTTCTTTCGGAAGCTCATAGAACCTACGAAGCTCGTCAGCCACGTACAGAAGACCTTCACGCTCGATAGGCTGATTCATATACAGAGCTTTCCAGCTTACCTCGTCCATAATGTCTCTCTGTTCACGGTAGAACTCCGTATTAAAACCTACACCGTATGCGTAATCGAAATTAGATTCATCGTTCTCGTCCATAGCTGGTACGACAATGAAACGAGCCCTGTCAGAATCTCCATAATTCTGTTCCAGTCTTCCAATTACATCGTGAACAGACCAACGTGTAGCGATGTGAAGCTCCTTGCACTTATCACCGATCTTACGTTGTCTCAAGTCCGTACTGTAAAGCTCCCACAGCTTATCAAGACGCTCCTTCGATAATGCAACCTCAATACCCGATACCAAATCATCACAGTAGAGCAGTGTAGCCGCACGATAAAGACCAGCGTTACCACTACCGATAGAGGTAAATTCCAGTGTCTCGAAACGCTTTCTCTTTCCGAGGTCGATACGACAGTCCTTTGCGTTCGTGTTACATACGCTCACGTTAGGGAATACATCATGCCACAGGTACTCACCGTCCTTATCGAAAAGACGTAGACACTCGTCGTATACACCTCTGATAAATGCGTTCGAGTGTGATCCTGTCAGCATAGGCTTATCCGGGATTTTACCAGCAAGCCACGTCAAATAGAAAATAGCGATTGTTGTCTTCCCACAGCCCGGAGGAAGGGAGATAGCCAGTAAGTCTAGTTTATCATCGGCAAGCTCCTGTAAAGCGTCCACCACAGGCTTGAGGGCTGTCCTACGAGGTGGATAGAACTTCTTACTCGGTTCTCTGTTCCACTCAATGTAGAGAACATAACTCTCAAAATCGTGAGGGGCGGCGAGCAGAAGCACCCTCTTGTGGAGATTGTAGAACTTATGTATCTCGGAATCCGAAACACCTTCACTCATTACCTCCTCAATTCGATCTGACAGCTTTTTCAGATAAGAGACTGCCAGTGGAATGTCAGTTTTCATCACTTCTCGGCATATATCCTTCAAATCGGTATAGGCTTGATAATCTGCTGAAAACTCTACCTGTTCATATATAGTTTTAAGTAAATCTTTCAAAAGAAACACCTCCTGTACATAAAAAAGAGTGCGTTACCACAATATCTGCGATAACGCACCCTTTGACATTTACTCTTTTCAGTTTTTAAGTGTGGCGATCAGTAGGATAATTCCTCTAATCAGCCAATTCAACAAATAATACACCGCAATAGGTATCAGTAAGAAGAACATTATTAGTCCTTCAAGAAAACTTCGTGGAACTCTCATGGCTTATTCCACCTTCTTTCCGTCTATCTCAACAGAGACTTCCGAGGAATCCTCGAGAGTGAACAAATACACGACTTTTTCGGTCTGCCCGGACTGGATAAACTTGTCACACTGCAAATATTCTTCTGTTTTCTCGTCTGCCGGGACGATAGGGGAGAGCTCAACTCCATTCTGATACGCTTTGACTGAAATCCAGTCTGCGGCACAGGCACTTTCTGAGCTGTCATTCGTGTATGATCCGAAAACTCCTACACACTGTACGTCCTCCTCGTTGATGGAGAGCGTAACATTCTCTGTTTTCTCGTATTCAAAACTGTGTGGTGTACTTACACACCCTGTTAATAGTAACAATACCAAGAAAATAGGAATCAATTTCCTCATAATTCTACCTCCTTTGCTAACTTATACCACGTTGTACGTCCGATTTTCAGCTCCTCACAGGCTTCTTTGACCGTAACCTTACCATTTCTCCACAAACGATAGAATGATTCAAATTCGGGAGGATTTTTCGCATATCTACCGTCAGTTTTCTTGCCCTTTGACTTGGCTACCGCCTTACCATCAGACAACCTCTCGAGTATATTATCGTGCTCAAACTCCGCAAAGGCGAGTAACATCGTCACCATGAACTTTCCCATAGGTGTATTATCCACACGACCCATGTTCAAAATCTCAACGACAATTTGTCGTTCAGTCAGCTCGGTAATCAGCTTCACACCTTCACTCACACTTCGAGAGAATCTATCCAGCTTCGTGACTACCAGCACATCGCCTTTTTGTATTTTGGCGAGAATTTTGGATAGCTCGGGTCTTTCCGTAGTCATACCAGTAAAGGCTTCCTCGTAAATCTCCTCGCAACCGTGAGAGAGCAGAGCCGCCCTCTGACTGCTCAAGCTATTTCCGTCCTTCGCCTGTGTAATTGTAGAAACACGAGCATATCCATATATCATTTAATCACCCACTCGTTCTTATCTGCCAGTTTGCTTCTGATTACGACCTCACAGTCCATAGCGTCCATAAACTTGAGCAGATTCTCAACCTTCATACTGTACTCACGGTTAATAACGTTATTCACACCCGATGGTGAGGTATATCCGCACTTTTCAGCCAGTGTAGCGTTGGTGAATCCACGTAGCAACATAATCATTTTGATAATCTTCTTCACGATTGTGACCTCCTTCTTATTATTCTTATTACAGTAGTGGAAGTAGTTCTTTTTTAATTTTTGCGGTAACTTTTGCTAGATACGCGCGTATTAAGAGAAAGTTTACGCAAAATCTGATTTTCAACTACTTTTACTACTTCTCGACACGTTTACGTGTATAGGTGAGGGTAATATCATACCCGAGAGCGTCCATCATTTCAACAAAGGTCTTGTTTACGATACCTTCTTTCTTTTTCATCACACGGTTTACGTACTGACCTGTCGAACCAATGGCTTCACCAAGTTGCTGTTGCGTCATGTCTTCTTCGAGACATTTCATTTTCACATCGAGCTCGAAATTGTTTAATACTGCCATGATGTTACCTCCTTTTATCATAGTATAACACGTAGGAGTGTATATGTCAATATGGGGAGGATAAGATTTAGCCTTTTTATTCTTTGGGGATATTTAAGCAACTCCCTCGGCGGCTCTCGTCCGGGCTCATACCCCCTCCGGGGGTACGTGCCGCCGCTCCTCTCGAGCTGGTGCGACACGCTCCCACAGCTAGCAGATCATCGGACACAGCCCACACAGAGCACGACACCAGCCACAGGATCAGAACAGCAACACGACACCCAGCACCCACAGGAGACACAGACAACAGCGACAGCGACCCGGAGCAGATCACGAGCCACACCAGCAGAGCCACAGCCCCGGAGAACTGCCGCCGATCCTGTGCGGCTCTATGGGAGACCCACAGACACCAGCCGCCCGGGGTGCGGTTTCTGTTGAGAAAACGAACACAGAAAACAAAACACGTATGCGTGTAAAAATTTATAAAATAAGTATTGACATATACACGTTATCATGTTAGTATAATTATAGACACGGAGACGTGTACAAAATAATCTTTATTTTACAAGGAGGGCTATATTATGGCATACGATTACAGAGAAGCAGTAAAAGAGGACGTTTTAGAGTACATCAGAAACGAGATCAACTTGGAGGACTTCGACACACTGGAAGAACTCGAGGAGCACTTAAACGAGGAGCTGTGGAATTGTGACAGCGTAACAGGAAACGAAAGCGGCTCTTACACTTTCAGCACCTACGAAGCAGAAGAAAATATCTGTCACAACTTGGATTTACTCGGGGAAGCGTTGGACGAGTTCGGCGGCTCTTGTGACATTCTCAAGGATGGAGCAGAAGCGGCAGACGTAACGATCCGCTGTTACCTGTTGGGCGAGAGTATCTCCGCCGCTCTCGAGGAGATCGAAGACGAGTTCGAGGAAGCACACGCAGAGGAGGACGCAGACGATGAAGAATAACACCATTTACGCAGTAATAGAACAGGAAGGAAACGAAGCCGCTTTCGTGTTTAATTCCTTTGAAGAATTATTTTCTTTCACATCCTCACCAGCTCGAACCGTTGTTTGTGCTTTAACTCTCAACCATTCACACGGTAAGAGCTACCACGAGAGAAAATCCAACGCTCATAACTTGGCTATACAATACAGCAACAACCAAGCCCCGGGCTTGAGCTGGGGCGAACTTTCACAGATTCAAACAGCATTTGAAACACTGGGGAAACGTTATGGACTACTAAAAGAATTTAGAGAAAACGCTATAATTTAAGGAGGGCGAAAACATGACGAAATTTGAAACACTTTGCAACGAATACCGAGAAAATAAAAGAATGATCGAGGAGCTGGAAGCCATGAACGACAGCTTAAAAGCCGACATTCTCGCCATTATGGGGGACGATGAAACCCACAGCGAGGGAGCGGCGAAAGCCACAAACAAGACCGTCACGAGCTCAAGGCTCGACAGCTCCGCAATTAAAAAAGAGCTCCCGGACGTGTTCACCAAGTACAACAAAACGACATCATATAAGCGTTTTACAGTGGTTTAGGGGGTATATATACATTGTTTATAGTATTATGTATTATTATTTTCTTTTTCGTACTCATAGCGGATTTATTAAAAATGAATAAATAGAAACAGCCCCGGGATTGCTCCCGGGGTTTTCTTTCGCCTGTTCTGCCGCTCCTCGTGGGCGGCTTTTTTCGTGCTCTCACAGCCCCGGAACGCTCCACAGGTACACCAGTACCAGCGAGAGGATCAGAGCTCACAGAGGGCACGAGAGCGAGCCACAGAGCCACACAGCACGACACCCCGAAACCGGGACACCCTCACAGAGCCCACAGAAAGCCTCACAGAGCCCCGAAACGGTGCGAAGGTATAGAAGTACCACCCACAGCCAAAACACCGCCACAGAGGGCACACCAGCACCAGCCCACGAGAGCCCACCAGCACCAGCCCACGAGAGCCCACCCGGACACCCTCGGACGCTCTGCCGATGTGAAGCGGTGAAGGGGTGAGGGCTTGTGAAGAAAATAACGAGTAAAAATCTCGATCAGAAACTCACCCCGAGACCGTAGCCCCGGAAGTGAGATCATAGTCGATAGTCGATAGTCGATAGTCGATAGTCGATAGTCGCTAGTCGTTCTGATCCTCGTCAGAGTTGATAGTCGTAAGTCGTTTCTGCTGGTCGGCGGCGATGTATCGCTCTCTGATCTCGTCAGCGGAATAGTCGTTGTCGTTGTTGGTGTTCGGAGTGAGAACGTACTCTGTCTTGTCTTGGTAGCCAAAGTTGTTCTTGCCTAGGAAGATACCCGATACTGGATTGATCTTGCCGCTGTTCATGTAGTTTTCCCACATATTTTCCATCAAAATGTAGCTCTTTTTTATAGTGTTCGCTACCTCGGGCGGCAACGCCGCCTTATATCCAGCTCCTCCTGTCGGTGCGTCATTGACAATAGCCCATAACTGTTGTCTCCTCATACCATTCAAACACAATGCCATTCCAGCAACAGTAGGTTTCAAATCAGCCTGTGCATATAACATGAAAAACTCGTTGAGACGATTCTCCACCGCTTCAACGTCCGTAAGGTCTATATCCTTCATGTTGAAAATAGCCATGTTGACTTGCATTATCCTAGTGTTGTCCCCCGGCTCAAGGTCATACCCATTCATACCAATGACAGGAGAGTTGCCGCCCCTCGGTTTACCCTTCTTTTTCTTCGGTTTCGTCTCCTTCTCCACAGGTGCAAGCTCCTCTTTCTCCTCGGGAATAGTCGTAGCTGTACCCTCTGAAACAGTCTCCTCGCTAGTGGTTGCACCACCACCGCCCAGTAATTCGTCAATGTTCATCGTAAAAGTCTCCTTTCTAATTCTTATTCTTATTACAGTAGTAGAAGTAGTTGAAAATCAAATTTTGCGGTAACTTTTTATAGTAGAGCCCCTACTAGCGAAAGTTACTGTAAAAACTGAAAAACAACTACTTTTACTACTTCATGCCCCGAATGGCAAAAAGATTGATTTTCAATCCTTTTCGGATAATTTGACAAATGTCACTTTTTATAATTACAAACACGTAAACGTGTATTTGATGTTTCAGTAACACATCGCCGCTTTACTTGTGGATTTGAGGTTTCGCTCCGACAAATCAGTGAAGAATTGATCGGTTGCGTCCTGTACCTTATAAGCTGGTCTGTCACCGAAAAATACCATGTAAGTACCAGTCAAACTCTCGTGTACAACAGTCGTGTACGCTCTTGTCATAGCCTGTCCTCCAATTTCACCATCAAACCCGAGAGCAGTAGAGCCCCAAAGTTGAGGGAACACTATGAGCTCAAAGTCGGGTCTAGGTTTGAAATGAGCATGAGACGGAACTGCCGCCAGCTTTGCCTTAAACTCCTCGTCATTTTGTAACATGAGCTGTGCCCTATACGCTACGAGCTCGAGATTTGGGTACTCCATCTGAAATCCTCCTATTCCATTCGTAAAGTGCTGTACGTAAGTCTTTGCGGTGTAGAGTTGATACCCCACAGCGGTTACACTGAATGAGGTAGAAGTCGTGGTAGTCTTGATAGATACCAGCCTTACCGCCGCACATCGGACAGCGTTTGATATGTTGTTTATTTCTCATGTACTTTCTCCTTCCTGTCGATCATACCTAGTATGATGAAGCAAGCGTCTATGAAGCCGCATGAATAACCGGGTTTACCATTCTCATGTAGCTTCATAAGTTGCATGATTTCTTCCTTGAGCTCTTTAGTATTCAATGTGAAAACCTCCGTGCTCATTGATCCAGTCGATCACTTCTTTATAGTTGAGACCTCCTTTTTCCTTCGGTCGCATGATGTAATCGTACTGCTTCGGGTGGGTTTCCTTCATTTTCAAGAAACGACCTTCTCCCGGTTCTTCGAGGTGACAACCATATCCGCAGAACATACAGCCTGTACGCTGACAACCAGTAGTTCTATAATATGTTCTGTCAATATCGAACAACTCGAGAACGTCTTGATCCTTAATAGAAACCTCCTTGTCCTCCACCTCTACGATTTCTCCATAAACCGAGCAAATAGGTAGGTTATTCTCTTTGATATAAAGAAGTACGTCCTGTTCCGTCCAAAAGCTCATAGGATTTGAAATAGGTTCTTTCATATCAAAACCGTTACAGCCATTTTTTAACCACTGCTGGGTTCTGACCCTAGATTCAGAAGCCATTTGAGCGGTTATAGGGTGTCTACCTGTTTTATGTGCATAGGAATGAACAGGGGTTTTCTTCATAACAGAGCAACACTTGTTTGATGTTTCAAAAGGTGCATTTACCATAAACAGGTACTTCGAGTAGTCGTATTGAGATTTCTTACCGTAAATTTGGTTAATCTCACCTGTCATTGAAACATATCTCCACCAGCCTTTTATCTCGGGATCGTATCTAGGGATATTCCCCTTCTTGAGATTCAGATACTCTTGATTGTTCGGATTCTCCCTTCGATCTATTCCCATTAAATCGGCTGTGTGAGGAGAGTAGGGCATTACTTCGTAACTCTCTCTCTCTCTCAATTTCTCGAGGTAACGTCTAGCACCGTACACTCTTTCAGACACTTCCTTGCTAATGAAAGGATAACCATATTCCTCGATAACCTGTCTGAATGTCTTCTTCGGTTTCAACCATTCTACGTTATCAAATGTCTTTACAAAACCTCTTATCTCGGGATATTCGAGACCAGTATCAACGAATACAGCTACTATACCGGGGTACATTTTTCTGACAATATCGAGTAAAACCGTACTGTCTTTACCACCGGAGAAGCTGACATAAACTCCATCTTCTCCGTATTCGTCAACCCAACCTCTGATTCTATTCTGCGTCATTCTTACCTTAATGTTCAGTGGCATTGACTGCATTTGATAGAGGTCAGATATTGTATGCTTTGACATTACATTACCTCCTTCATTTTCAGTCCCCAGTAGATTACAAATCCGCTGGAAGTAGATTTCCTATCGAACCATTCCGGGTGTCGCTCCATTTCAGAGTTGAACTTACGAGCGGA